CTTACCAGTTGCTCCATCAATAGCAAAACTAGGGTCAACTCCACTATATATTTTAAATATATGTGCATCTGGGTCTTGAACCATATAAAAGTTTTTAGCATTCCCACCATCATTTTCAGCAGACCATTTTTGAACTAAATCTGCTCCGTGAGTTGTACTAGCTAAATGCAATATTGAATCACTTGCTGGAATTGTTCCAATGCCTACGTTACCACCAAAAACTTGAAGTCCACCTCCTGCTGGAAACCTAGTAAATTGAGTATTGCCTACACTACCAATATTCAAGTTACTAGAATTACCTTCAATATACATATTTGTACCAGAGTTTTCAAAAAATGCTAGTGAACTACTTTGACCATTTCCAATATTTATATTTCCAGCGATTCCTAATAATGCAGAATTATTGTTAGAAGCAGTTCCAACGCCTACGTTTCCTGTTGAGCCTTCTAAGAAAAAAGCGTGTTCATTTGCATCTGACTCAATTCTAAAATCTAAATCTATAGATTCATTATTTATTATAGTTTCAGTTGCTCTCATATCTAGGCGGCTTTGCAACGTACCATTGACCATTGCGTTAATAAATACTCTGCCATCTTCTGTCCCATCAGTTGCATCAACAATCTGTGAGCCAATAAGAGCATAGTCAACATCTTGTGAATTATTATTACGCCCTACAAATTGAATTTGTCCTAACTGGTCACTAGCCGCAGGACTCGCAGAATTTCTATACATATTAAGATTGGGTGCGACAGCTGCTTCTGCATTTGTAGATATTAGTAAAAGTGTATCTGTGTTATCAGCAGTTGTAATAGTTGCATTACCATTAACTTGTATTTTATCTGTTGCTATTTGTAATGCAGCTACTACATCACTATCTCCATCCGTAATTGATACTAAAGTTGTTCCATTTAATCCACCATCTGGTAGTGCTAATAATTGCTCATAACTTTCTGCAATTGTTTGTCCTGTTAATTTTGCCATAATATTATCCTATATCTTCCCAATCTCGACTTTCATCTTCCCAATGATTAGTTACGCCATTCCAAAATACGTCTAAAATAAACGCAACTGACTTAGCAACTACGGAAGTTAGTCTTAATCGTAATCTTAACATTTTTTAGCCAATGTAGGCTATTATTGAACCACTGTTTATATCGATTTCAGTCCAGCGACCAAAAATAACGCTTCCTTGTGGAAATGATACCGAATTGTCTATTTGTTTACCGCCAGAACCAACAGAAGTTGTTTCTGACCCGTCGGCTAAATCTCCCGCCGCGCTAGCGGTATTAAACCATAAGCTAGCATCTTCGGTTACTAAGCCTCCCGAACTATCAAAAGTAGTATCAGTTAAACATTGAATAGATACAAATACACTATTTGTTGGTGGTTTTATTGCGTCTGAGCTAGCAGTTGTATAAACAGCTCCAAGCTGTCCTAGTCCGACATTATTAGATTCTACAACTGAATATTTTGTAGAATTTGGTAGCTCGTAATTAGCCATTTGATTCTCCTTGTCTGTTTGTGTACCTTACCGTCCGAGAATGGTTGACATGGGTACATCAATGTTTTATATGGGTAAATATAGCAATAAATGTTACAAAAATGTTACACCTAAATTAAAAAAATTACTGAACAAGTTGTCGTAAAAGTTGTTCTCTTTCTTTATCTGTATTTACTTGACCTGTTATTTCAGCTTCCATCATTTTTGCTTTAATAGGCGCGTATTTTTCACTATGTAATTGTGTTCTGTAAGTTTCAATTAATTTATTTTTTAACCCTTTTATTATTTTATATCTAGCGTAATTATTTAGCTTGTTGTATTCATCTGTTGCTAATAATTTTTCTACAACATCATACAAAGCATTTCCAGATATTTTAATTAAATTATAATGTTCTTCTGGGGTAAGATTTATTTTTGCTAACTCTGTATTAGTGTAAAAAGGGCTTGCGTATTTAAATTGTTCATCTCTGTCAAAAAAAGTTGTTTGTATTTCTGCATAAACAGGGTCGTTTTTTGGCGTTGTTCTTCTTATAGCAAGCGTTCCACCTTCTGGGTCTGGTTTTGGAATAGGTTTTCCAAATGGGTCTAAAGCATCTAAATTTTCATATCCCGGAATTAACCAAGGGAATACACCTTTTGCTTGACTTTTAATAACGTCTCCCCAATTTACATTTTCATCTATATCGCTTGCTTTTAGTTTTTGAGTTCTAAATGGATAATCTATACTTTCTAATTGCCTAACTGTTCCCGGTACTGTCATGCCAGCCATAAAATTAAAGAAAAAATTAGTTGCGTCTTTTCTGCTATTCATCACTTTAAATAAATCGCCTGTTCCCGCTAAAAAAGGATTTTCTAAAAATGAATTAGCCAATTCTTTTGTGCTTTCTTTAACTAAGTTTCCATAATACAAAAGACTTTCATCGCTAGCATAAGCGTCTTTTTCGGTTCTTTGTAACGCGTCAATTAATGTCATATAGCTAGCAACTGGCTCAAACCCTCTATAACTAACCCAATTTCCATCAGCGGTTTTAAATGAATGTTCTTGTTGTCCGTCAACGGTTCTCATATTTCTTTCTTCTGCGCTAATATTTGACCAATCTCCTGTAATATTTCCAGCAGAATTGTTTAAAAGAAATTCATTTATTAAATACATAGTGCCAAGTCCAGTAGTCATTTTACCCATTTCAGTAGCCAAAGCTCTACTTCCAGCGCCTTCTCTTGTAAATGCTTCTTTTACTCCTTGCCTAAAGTTTTTAGTAAATACATTTAAAGGAGTATGCTCAAGAGTGTATTTAAATAAGTTGCTTGCGGTATTAAAAAACGGAACTAGCATTTGAGCGCCAGCAGACATCGCGGTATTTCCTGTTCTTAATTTATTTACATATTGACCAATTTGACCTAGTTCTTTTTGAAAAGTAACGTATTCTCCAGATTGTACTGCTTCTTTTAATAATTTAGGGTCTAAAGCTTTGTCTTTCATTATTTCGCTAGCGCGCTGTAATATATTTCCTTCTGTTTTATAACCTTCTTTTATAGCCTGTCTAATAGCAAATCGGTTCATATAACCGTTTGTAATTGGAACTCGAAACATAATATCAATCATTCCTTGCAATCTTTGAGGTGTTCTAATGATAACACCTTTTTTCCCTTTAATGTCTTTATGAGTAAACCCTTCGCGTTTAAAAAATGTACTGTTTCTTAATGCAACATCATTTTCCATAAGCATATCAAACATAAGATTGCCCGCTTCTCTAAACCCTCTAAAATGACCATTAAATTGAGCGCCTATTTCTAGTCGTGACATTTGATTTTTACTTAAATTTCCAAAATGCCCGTTTGACAACTTATACAAACCTTTGCTTGTGCTAGAAATAAGATAATCAAATCCAAATTCAAAAGGTAAGCGTCCATACGCATCAAGAGTAGACATAGAATTACCAGCAAGGCTTCGGATTAAAGAAGAGCCTGTTGCTAGTTTCATATTTCTACCCCACTCCGCCAACTTAAATAAAGAACTTCTTTTTATTTCTTTTCTATTGGATATATTTAATAACAAATCTTGTATTTCTGGAAAATCTCCAAATTGATTAGCATAATTTTTCCACTCTCTAATAGGTTCAAAAGTAGCGTCCCTCATGCTTCTTACCGCTCTTGCGGGTTCTGATATATAAGAAAAGCTAGCTTTTAATAATTCTTGAGCTAATGCAACGTCGGTAGGGTTTTTTGTTCTAGCGGCGTTTTGAACCGCCTCTCCTGTAATGTTTAATAAAGCGTTTAATTTTTCGGGCAAACGTTCAACAGAAAGCTTGTTATTAAGCGCTTCATAAACTACTTGAGAAACTACATTTTGTTCTTGAGAACCTCTTTTAATTATATTAATTCCCCTAGTGCCTTTTGCTTTTGTTGCTTTTTCTCCGCCAATGTTTTCTGTCATAGAGTCAAGTAATTCAATTACTGGTAACCTTTGAGGATTTGGATTTTCTCCAGCCATTATATCTACACGAAAATTATTAATATATTCATCTTTAGTTCTTGTTGCGGTTCTTGTTGGTTCAATTGTTCCTTGACTTTGAGGTAATTTTGCGTCTATTTCCAACGCTAAGTCTTTTGCATTTTGCGCGGTTGCTGTATCATAAAACTCTTTAAAATTAACTTTTACATGATTTCTTAATTGAATAGGCGCATTAATGTCTTTTAAATATTTTAAAAGATTTATTTTTGTCATTTTTATATTTGTTTCGCCTAATTCCCATAATTTTTTTATATCATTTATTAATTCTTGATTTTGTAATTGTTTTTTTATTCGTTCTTTTTGGGTTTTTTTTATGTTGCGACCAACGCTCCCTTTTGATGTTCTTTTTGAAATATTTTTTACAACTCTTTTTATTAGTTGTTTAGGCGTCATTACATCTCTTAGATTTTTTTGAGCCTCAACCATAACGTTGTTTGCTTTATTTATTGAGTTTTTTACTAATTCTATCCTTGGAGATTTTATGCCAGTTTTAAATGTTTGTTCTTTTAACCTATCTAATTCTTTTAAAGATTCCGCAACACTTCTATTTAATTCTGATATTTCTAACTCATATTTTTCAGCCAGTATGTTTCTATTTTGTATTCTTCTTTTAGAAGCTCTAGGGTCTCTCATTTTAGGCTGAATTTCTGGAGTAGTGTCTGGCTTAGTATTTCTTGGCTTAGGTTTTGTAGCTGTTGACGGCAAAGGTTGTTCTTTTGTTTTCTTAAATATTTTTACAAGATAATCACCTTTTGTTGTTTTTCCATAACGAGCAATAATGTTTTGACCAACATAATCAGCTAATTTTTCTTCAATAAAAGCATCTACCTTTTCTTTATTTTTATATCGTTTGGCTGGCTCTCCTTTTATTGATTCGATTCCTTTACCTTTATTTAAATCTTTAGAAGTTTTTAATTTTATTTCTTGAACAATCTCGGTTGAAATTTCTTTTTTAGGTTTTGCACCTTTTTTAGACTTTAAAGGCTTTTTTAATACATTAGGCGTTTCTAGTATTACTACAGATTCTACAATTTTTCCATTTTTTCTTATAGAAAAACTAGGATTAAAACCTTTTGCTCCGATATTTCTTTTGTGAATTGTTTTTTTTATTCCTTTATTGGGTCCATCAAGAATTTTAATTGCAATAGATTTTGGAGTTTCTTTTAAAATCTTAACATTTGAGCCAGAATCAACAGTCTTATATATATTGTTTTCTATTCCTGTGACTTCTTCAAAAAACCTATAAAAAAATTTTTGTCCTGTTTCTTTTACAAGTTTTGCTACCGCTTTGTCTTTATCCCATTGTAAACCTTGTTCTGTTTCTATTTTTTCTTTTGTTTTTTGAACTTTTTCTTCAACTTTTTTTATTTTTTTAAAAACTTCTTTTTCTTTTTTTACAACCTTCACAATAGAAGGAACGTCTCTTCCTAAATCAAGCTCCGTTGATACGGTAGATTCTTTTTGTTTAACAGATTTTTTCTTAGGTTTTTGTTCTTTAAACTGTAATTCTAATTGCTCTATAGATGCTTTTTCAGCTTTTTTTAAAAGGTTATCTACTTTATAATTTTCAATAAAATCTGTTGTTACGGCATCTGTTTGTATTTGCTTTGCTTTCTTTTTTAATTCTTCGTTTTTTATTAAAGCTTTAGCATCCCTTACCATTTCTTTTGTTGCAACACCTTTAGGGGGTCTTTCGTTTGCTAGCTCCACAACATCTCTAAATTCTTTATTTTTTTCAACTATTTTAGAATTTTTCTTTCCAACTCGACTTAATCCATACGCGGCGAAATAAGTATAAATACCTCCTGTATCAAAAATATGCTTTTGAGCTTTGTTTCGCATTTCATTAAGCTCTTCTAGTGTATAGCCAGAGCCGTCTATAGAAACTAATTTATTAGATTTGTCGCGAGTGTAGTTTTTTAAAAAAGGATTAACAACGTCTAAAACATTGGTTGCTACCATTAAATTATTAAATTCTTCTGGAACAAACTTTAGTAATCCAATTACAGCTTCTTCTGGAGTGGCAATTAAAGAAGTTGGAATATCAATAGCTAATCCGAATAATTCTGGAATTCTACTAATTGCATTAACCCCCAACTGAACTACAGGTTTTAATTCTTTTAGCTCTTTAGTGTCCCACCTTGGACTATCTAATTGGGTTAAAAATTTTAATCCTTTTTCAGATAATTCTTGAATTTTTGGAGCAAACTGAGTACCTGTTAATCCAAATGTAGGATATTCAAATTGTTCCATAAGACTTGTAACGTCAGTTGAGCTAGCTTCCATAGGTTCTGGTTGAGCTAGGTTTTGTAAAACACTTTGAGTGTCTCTTAACATTTCTGGTGGAACAACTTCTTTGCCGTCTTCTTGAGGTGTATAGTTTATTTTTACAGCATCTAATTTTCCAGCAGATTCCGCTAATAATATTTGTTTATAAAGTTGAGGGTCTGAAAATTTCCCTTCTTTATTTATTGAATCAATAATTTCTGGAGAAACTCCATAATTAGTTACCATATCCTCATCAGTAATGCCTTCAAATTGTTTGTGAGCGCCTTTTTTATAAGCAACCCAATTAGAAGGACCGTAATTATTTTTTGCAATTACAGAGGCTAATTCTATGTTTTCTAATGGACTAAGGTCAGCGACGCCTTTTCCAAATATTTCTTGAGATGTCTGGTCGTGATAAGAATCGTTAATTTGAAACAACCCATAATCTGTACTATGAATTTTTTGGTTTGCCTCATAATTAAGGTCGTTTAAGTTTTTTAATGCACTTTCAGAAGAACCTTTTTGATTTAACTCTAAATTAAGTAAATCGTCCCCTGTTTGTTCAAATGTATTAATAGAAATATTTGAAGTATCTATATTAGATAAAGGAGCCTGTATAATTACTTTGTTTTCAAATGTATTAAAATCGCCAATATCTAAGGTAGTAGAAACTTGGTCATAAAACGCCTTTCTTGATTCCGAGTTTTGCATTTTATTTGAAAATATATCAAAGTCACCAATATCGTATTCTGTAGATACTCCGTCGTATAAATTTTTAAGAGATTCAATTGCCATTAGTAGGTTATCTTTTTTCTTGTTTTTTGTTTAGAAAACAAATTCCATTCGTCTCGTTCATAAGCACCAAGAATATCCATGTCTAATCCGTTTCCTCGAGCAGAAGTAAATTCTTCTGGAAAATAATCTTTTGCTATTTCTCTTGCTCTTTTTTTCCGATTAACTCCTTTCATGCCATCGCCCCACCAATAACTACCTTTAGGGTATTCTTTTTCAAATGCTTCAATAAAACCTTTTACTTTATCTCGGCTATTATTAAACCAAGTTGCTTCTTTTTGATTCCATTTAACTTGTTTATTATTAATTGTTGGTCTTGGAAATTCTTCATTAAGTTTTTTAACCTCTTTCGATGTAATCTTCGATTTTGGCGTAGGCATTGATTGCTTAACTTCATATATATCAAAACCCCTATTTGCTAATTCTTTTTCATAAAAGTTAAGTTGTTCTGCATTTTCTTCGGTAAAAGCGGGAGGTTGAATACCCTTATCTATCATAATTTGAGTTACTAAATCAAAGTTTTTATCTTTTATGTTTCTTAAACGTTTAACTTCAGTAACCATAGCTGAAATATTTTTATCTTCTATTTTTGATTTTTTTTCACCTTCTATATCGTCTGGTTTAAATTGTTGCTTTACACCTACGCCTTTATAACCCATAGGAAGATTAAAGTTAATGTCTTTTACATTTCCCCCTTCAAATTTTCCTTTTATTATTCTACCTGTAGGGTTTCCTTTTGCGTCCATTTCGGGAAAATCTTCAAATTTTGGTTCTTTTTCTACTGTTGGCTTAGAGTATAAAGTTTTTATTTGACCATCTCTGTCTATTTGCAATACACTTCCATCAACTGTTTTATATTGCGGTTTATTAGCTTGTTGTTCGGCTTTATAATATTTTTCACGTTCTTGCGAGTTGTGTGTTAAATAAGTGCCTAATAAATCTGTTAATATATTTGCGTTAAATGTTGGGTCTCTGTATGCCATTATTAACCTCTAGTATTTATTTCTTTCTAAGTTTAAGTTTCTTAAAATATCTTCAATTTGAAATAATTCTGATTCTCTTGTTTTTCCAAGGTCTAGTCTGCTTAAATCAAATTTAGTTTCTGAACGTTTAAGAAAATCTTCTCTAGCTTTTTCTATTTTTTCTTTTGCTCGTTCTGCAATAGGGTCAAAAGAATCTACAAAATTTTGTTTTTTTATTCTAACGTCTTCTTCATTTTTAATATTATAAGATTCATTTAAAAAACTTTCTAACCCAGTAAAAAATTCTTGTTGATTGGATTCAGTATTTATGTTTTGTAATTCATTAAAGTATTGATTTATTCCACCTTTGCGACCTTGAACGTCGCTCATCATACCGCTTATTTGTTTTTTGCTTTTTTCAGCTTCTTTACGACCAGCGGTTCTTCCAAAAATACCCCAATCTCCCGATGCTGGATGCCATTTTCTCATAATTGTCCTCTGTTGTATTTAGTTCTATTAAGCAAAGCGCCTAAAGTTGATAATCCAAATCCAATAGGCTGTAATCCGGGAACTAAGCTAAGCCCAGCACCAAGTGTTGATGTAAAATTAGAAGGCGTTATTTTATTTGTTCCCATGTCATACAACCCTTTTCCAAGTCCAACTGTAGAAGATGCTTTTCCTAATACGTTTTCAGCCGTTCCTATTGCACCAGAAGATTCTGGCGCTATTACATTTACTTGCTCCATTGGTATAGGCTTTGAATAACTTCCTTCTACAAAAGGAAGATTAACTCCAGCTCCTTGACCTAATGTATCAAAAGGAGCTTGACCAGCAGTTAATCTGTTTTGAAGTCCTTGAGTTGCGCTATACGAAGGCGGTGGCGTTTTTGGTAAATCTACTTGTGAATTAAAAGGTGCCGAATTAAAATTTGGGTTTAATGCTCCGATTTCTGGAGACATTGGTTCTGGAGCCATTGGCGCTGGGTATGAAGTAGTGGGTCCAGTATTAGTAGATTGAAAACCGCCTCTATTGACAGTTCTGTAATTTCCACCATCTCCTATTCCAAGCATTTCTCTTAAATTTATTTCTGGAGATTGACCAGAAACAATATTAGAAACGCCTTCTTCCATATTTTTTCCAGACACATCTGGATTTAAAAGAAAGTTTTTAAAGGTTAAATTTGGATTTGCTCTTTTTGCCAATAAATAATCTTTTCTAGTTTTTATTCCTTGCAACCCTACTTTTCCACCTTTTTGAATTGCCATAGCCGTTTCTCTGTCTTTTTGCTGTGCTTTCTCCATGTTTTGTTTAATCTGTTTTAATAAAAAATTTACATCAGCTCTAACTCGACTTGCTCCACCGCCTTGCATTTTTAATAATTCTTGTATTGTTGCTGCCATGCTATTTCTCCATAATTATGATGTATGCGCTGAGTCCGATACGTTAAAAGCTTGAGTTTCTCCAAAAGGTTGAAACGATACATTTACTTGGCTTTTCATTATAGCTTTATTAGATGTTCCAACAGAACTACTCCCATTTGCATTATTACCCCTTAATCCAATATCTACAACTAAATCCCAGTAATCAGAAACATGAACTGCGCCTGTACCTGCGGTAGACCAAACTCCGCTACTTCCCGCAAAATGACTAGCGGGTGCAAATTGATGTTCTCCATAGATAGTTACTCTATCAACAGGAGAATAATAAGTATTTCCATCTTCAGTTCCATCAAATGCGTTATCTAAATCAATAAAAGCCCCCTCGCTATTTCCAGTTCCTAAAGTTATAATGTTTTTTCCGTCAAGGTCTGTTCCATTTGATGTTTTTGTGTCGTAAGTCCCATTTGACATAACATATTCATTAGATATAGACGACGCCGAAGCGTAATGTTGGTCGTCGCTTACCGTAAATTTTCTTCTTAACTGAGGTCTGTGTTTAAAATATCTTGAACCGTCTGTTGCCTTAACATGTCCAGAAGCGTTATTAATCCTTGATAATAAATGATGTTTAACAAAATGTGAGCAATAATCACCATAAGGGTTGCTTCTATTTTGATACCAAGTAGCAGATAAATCAGCACTACTTAATTGCGCTGATGTGTCTAGCCATGTATAAGTGCTTCCGCTATCTGCTGTTTGCGCCATAGGTGGAGTTAATCCTGCAAGTTGCGCTCCACCTTGAGCGTTAGTTAATCCGCTTGGAGTAACAGGACCCCCAGCTAAAGTCATTCCTCCGCAAACATGAAAAACAAAACAATCGTAATCAGCAAAAGATGTTTTCATATTATTTCTACCTCTGTCATGTAAAGTTTGAGCAGAGTTTGGTGTTGAACCTGTTATCCCAGCAAAAGCAGACGAATACTCAATGCCATCTGAAACCGAACCGGAGCTTGCATCATCAATGTCATGCACCTGTTGAATAAAATCATCGCTAGAATTATTATCATTATGATTTACCACATTTACATATAACAAACCAGAAAACAATCTTCTATCTGGAATTTTTATGTATTTTTTTATTTGAAATATTTGAATATTATTATGTATGCTTCCCATTATTAACTCGGATATGCTTCAAAAGATGAAGGTTCTTTATAAATATTTAACATAGTAAAATTTTCTTGAAAATCGGCATAGCCAGTTGAAAAATGATAGATTTGTTTTTTCATTTGTATTCCAAACGCAAAGTAACCAGTTGGAGCGTTAGCAGCCGCATGTAAAAAAAGATTTCCAGCGGTGCTAGCTCTTACTACTGTACTTCCATTAGTTTTTATAGAAGTTTCTCCAACTGAATCAATTGTAATGCCCGCACTCCCATCTAATATAAACTCTCCTGTAACATCTAGCTCTGGCGTGCTGTCATTTTTAAATGCAAAACGCTCTGTGCCTCCGTTTTTAAATATAACATCATTACTAGCTCCNGCTGTATCTAATATAATATTATTAGCAGAATCTATTGTTATTGCCCCATCGGCAGTTATATTTATATTGGCTCCTGCACCNGCATTATCTACGGTTGTAATATTTAATACTCCATTCGTTGCTCCATCAATAGTAATTGTATCACTCGCAGAAGGAGTTAGTATAATATTTCCCGTTGTTAAGTTTATATTTTTAGCATCTGCTAGCGAAAGACTTGTGACACTACTTTGGTCGGAAGACCAAGTTAAATCTCCGCTAATAGTAATTGCAGATACATCTCCACCATTAATATCAAACGCACTTCCTTCTATTTCTATAGAACCCGCTTCTAATTTTTTACCTAATGTAATTTTTTCTCCGCTGTCCGTAGTAACAAAGGTTAGATAAGCATTATTAGCTTCTTCAATAATTAATGCGCTAGCTTGATTATTGGGTATTTTAATAGAATTTTCGCCAGCATTAGTAAACGTTAATGCCCCATCTCCCCCACCTATATTTAAATCCCCTGTCATAGCTCGAGAACCGTCAATCAATAAATATTGCGTATGGTCATCAGATAATAAACCGTTTAAAGATGAGTGAGTTGTTACACCTCCACCTGTTCCCATTGAGCTAGAACCTGTAGTTCTTATAGCTGGCATTTCTCCCGAAGAGGCAACCGCAACCCAATTACCTTGAGCTTTTACATACTGAACAGTCCCAGAGCCTTCTACTTGCCTAAAAGACAAGTCTCCATTACTTCCCTCTGATGATTCTGGCTTTCCTGTTCCAAACGTAGGTTGTTTAGATTTTTGGTGTAAAAGTTTTCTTTCTTCTCGAGTTAAAGCCATTATTTAACTCCTTTAATTCTAAAAATAAAAGAAATATCGTTTATTTCAAATGTTGCACCTACACTTCCATCTAAATGAAGTTGAAAACTATAAATATTGTTAGCAACAGAAGAGGTGGCTGGTTTTAGCTCAGCGTGATACCAAGTTGTAATATCTCCGCTTTTATTTTCTAATGGAGTTGCGCTTGCACTTCCTGTTGGTTTTCCGCTTAACGTCCCTTCAAAATTATACAAAGTGTCCGTATCTCCGTTTATACTGTATCTAGCATTTAATGCGCTAGCATTTCCTTTATATGAAATTCTTACTCTGTATATTTTTTTACGAATAGCGGGCTGACCAAAATCAACATCTTTGCTTTTGTAAATAAAATTACTACTTGCAGAAGAATCTGGATTCCAAGTATTAACATCTGCATCTGTATTGGTTAAATATATTAAATCTTGATTGCCGTTTAATGCAAAATTAGTCATGCTTGTGCTTATACTTATTTTACCCGCACCTTTTGTCCATGCTTTTAAAACAAAGTCATAAATAAATATATTTGCAGAGCTAGCATGGAAAGATTTAATTAATAATTGTCTTTTTTTAGGTATATAGGCAATATGAGCCTCGCTCATATCGGTATCTCCCCCCGCCGTTATAAAATCTTTCCAAGTAGATTCGTTTATAAGACGTATTCCGTTTTTTTCTAAAAGATTATCTACGGATTGTCCATTAAAAAAATAAACTCCAAATTCATTAAACCATGCAACTCCAATATCTGTTTTTACTACATGATAATCAAAAGCACAACCTTTATTGTTGTATGTGTCTTCTAAAAAGTCAATATTTTCAGAGATATTAATTATATACATAGTTTTTTCTTTAAACTGTAGCAATCTATCGGCAAATGCCTCAAGCTTTATAACGCTTTCTCCGTCGTTTATTGCTACGTCAATTTTTCCCATATTATCTGGAAACACATCAAATTTATTAATTTGGCTTTTAAGAATCCTGTCTGGGTATTTTTTGCTATTTTGCTTAACATTTCCAATGTAAGAACGTCTACCATGAACTACGGCTGTTTTGTACTGAGCTTCGATTGATTTAACTTTTCCGCTAAATCCGTTTATAGTTCTAAAAGTATCAACTCCGTTTGCATTTGCGGGACTAATACCTTTTATAACAGCGCAATTATCTAAAAAAGTCCCAGAATTATTTGTTGTATTTGCCATAGCATACGCTATTGTGTCTCCATCGGGAAGCCATTTTAAACCTTTATCTACAAAATCTAATTCTCCAATTAAATAATAGTTATCGTTTTCTTCTACTTTATAATAAAGTCTTGAACCAGTAATTCTTTTAGAAATATTGTATGCGTCACTTGCGTCCATAGGGTTTATATAGGCATCAAAATTTAAAAGAACTGACGCACCTACAATTCTTAATTTATTTACATTATTTGCGTCAGTATTTTCAAATAAAAACGGAAGAGACTCTTGTTTTTCATCGTCGTATAAATAAGTATGGTAAAACGTATAAGTCCCTACAGGATAGCCTGTCAATGAAACGTCTTTACTAATAACGGGTCCACTAACATAAAATGTAGGAGATGGAGTGTCCGAAGCATTATCAAACACTTGAAATAACCAATGAACATACGTATCTCCTAACCCGCTTGTTGCTCGTTGTATATTAGACGCAGAACATACAAGATAATTCCAACAATCTGGTTCTATTTCTTCTTTGGCAAATGTATAAACAGCCTCAGTAGCATCTCCAGAAGTATAATGAGTAATGTTTGCTTTAATAAAATCAACGTATTCTGCGGATGTAATAAAAAACCCTATAATAAAAGTATTGTCTTCTGAAATAGTATAAGTCAAGCTAGCCTCAACTATAGAACTTGTTGCGCTATCTGCGCTAGAAGTTGCTTTAACATTATTGTCGCCAATCAAAGGAAAATGAGTTGTGTCGTTAGTTAAATTAACACTAACATGTGACCAACCAGATTCAATATTAGGCAATAATTCAGTATATTGTATTCCAACTCGTAGATTAACAGCTGTATTTCTTGCAACAGCATCAACAGAACTATCAGCAACAGTCCCAATATATTCAGAAGCAGTAGAATTAACTGTATTTGTATTGTCTGGTCCCGCAAACGGTGTTGAAATTAAACACCTCCCTAGCGCTGGTGCTGATATTGACTGACTTTCTTCTCTCCAACCAATAACTCCAGAATCCGCATTTAAAGCATTAAATCTTTTATCAACAATATAACCAAACCATCGTTGAAAATCTCCAAAATCACCATCGCCAATTCTTAAATTGCCGTCTGCAACATAAAAAACAGGATGCGTAGTATCTAAATTGGTTATTTTAGCTGTGTCCCATCCTTCGCTATCTTTTATATCAAAATTAGTATTAGTCGAATCATAAGCTACAATAAACGTTTCGTTAGCAACTCCACCATCTAATTGCAAATCGCTAGCCATTGTAAACAAACCCCTATTGTGTAAAATAGCTAAAGTATTAGACGAGCCGTCATCTGAGCTTACACTTCCAAGTGTGGACATTCTTCCTAATTTATCAATTGAAACATCTTGTAAAGAAGGAGACTCGCTTTCAGAAATATCTCTAGGGTCTGTGTTTGAGTTTATACCTCCGTGAAACTCTTGAATAGTATAGGTTTGTTTTGCCACTATTCAGATTTTTTAATAAAAGGCGATAAAGCCGTTGTGTACTCCGCTAGCAACTCTTGATATTGAGCGCGATGCAGTAAGACAATTTCTCCGTCTTCATCTTCGTTAAAAAAAGTTATTTGCCTCTGTTTAAGTCTTGCACTAGCTCCTAATACTAGCACAGATTCTAGCTCGTTTGGAAAAACAGAAACCGAACTATCTCCAAAAGCAACTGCTGGAGAGGCAACGTATAAATAGCGACCTTGATTGCTAGAAGCTGGCGCTGGAAAAATATATAAATTTTTATTATGGAACGTCCAAACAGGGGCGTCTTCTGTAGCAAAATAAATACTTTCTGGAGCCTGAACTTTGTTAATTAAAGAATTGTCTATAAAAACACATTGAACAAAGTCTCCAACAAGGTCGTTTGAAGTATTTCTTTCAACGCTTAAAATTCGCAAAGTTTCAATACCTGTTTCAATAGGGTTGCTTGTTGCTGTGTCGCTAGCAACGGCAAACGGAAGTAATGTATTTGAACTAACTTTATTAAATATATCATTAGCTGTGTCTGTAAGAGCATTTGTTATTGCTTGGTTAATTGCAGAAGCATCGTCTGAACCTATACTAACCGTGGCTCCAATTATGTCTTCTATTCTAACTTGAAACGTTGCCATTAAGTGTCGCTCCCTGTTGTATTATCCAAAGAACCATTACGCGTAGTTGTAAACGCTTGCATTGGATTTGGAACTATGTGAGGCATAGGTTCTTTTGCTCGCGAAGTTTCTATATATTCTAATTCAATTTTTTTTGCCAATCCTAAATGCCCGCTACCAACTTGCAAGTTACCCGCAAGATTTAAAAAGTTTCCTAATGTTCTATGTATTGCCGAAGGGATTAATTGGTCTGGAATATCAATTCGACTTTTAACGCTTGTTTTTTCTTTTGGTTTTATGTAATAATAAACATTTAACGAGGTTCCACTTGTTGGCGTTTTTGTTAAATGAATTTTATGAGTTTCTTCTTGCCAAACACCTCCGCTAGAATAAGACGTATAACCGCTAGAAGAATCTAAAACAACTGAAAAACTGTTTGCGTCTACTTTGGTTACAGCAAAACGATTGCTATTTAATCCGCTTATTTTTGTTGCCGTTACATAATGCCCTACTATTTCACTAAACACAACATAATCCCCTGTGTCTAATCCATGTGAGGCAGAAGTAATAACCGTAGGGCTTGCGCTAGTAGCACCTGTAATAGTTCCTTCTGAAATATCTGTTTTAATGTAATAGCCAATTCGAGAAACATCATCATCGTCCATATCAGAAATCACAGCAGATTCATCTAAAAAAGGTACGTTTACTTGGTCTAGTTCTACTTTATAAATTTGACCAGAATAATTATCATTTGTAAACACATGTTCTTTTCCGCTAGCACTAAACGATTGATAGCCTTTTTTACGAACACACCTTAATGATATTTCATTAACAGCTTGGTCAAAATAAATAGCTTTAATAGCTGGAGACATGGGAAGTTCAATACCACCCGCAATTACGCCAGCCTCAATTAAGTCATACGCTTCTTGGTATCGCATTAGTATTTCTTCTTTTTACCTTTTTTACGAATACGGGATTTTTTCTTTAAGGTGCTTACAGTTCTGGTTGAACCGTCGCTAAAAGTTGTTGCTCCTGTTCCGTATGTCATTTTTTTATTCCTTTGTCAAACTTGAGGGCGGTTATCCGCCCCCAAGCGATTATTTGGTTTTAGACCAGCTTTAAAATAGCGTGAGTTTGTTCGTTACGAACCTCAACACCCATTTCCATTAGCCACTCGTCAGTTTGACCATCGCGTCCATCTTTTACGATGTCTTTGCGAAGTTGCATGTTTCTACTTGCCAAAGGACGAACTGAAAAGTTCGCTGGGTCAATAGCAACTGCATAGTCTTCATAAGCACCTTTAAGATATGGATGCGCCACAAAATCAAGTTGTCCTACTGGACCCATGTAAGAGCGAACCCTTAAACCTGTTTGTGTTGTTTCTCCAGTATCATAAAAACCTGTATTAGAACTTCTAGTTGCCGCCGCCAGTTGGACTAGCCACTTATTAGAAGCAAATACGGTTTTTTTCATACTACCAGAAACCATGTCTGAAAAGATGTATTCACTAACGCCATCAAGATTTGCAAGACCAGCACTAAAATCCCATTGACAGTTTGTATTAGCATCTGCATTAAGCGATGAAATAGCTCCAGCAGTTCCGCCAACACCTAAACCTTGAAATGTTCTCTTTGGGTTTTCAGCACTAGCATCAAGCGAAATAGCACCATTAGTTAAAATAGACCATTCAATGTCGCCTTTAATTTTTGCTAGCTTTCTAGCTTGCAATCTGGACATTTCAGAACCACCGTAGTGCTTAGATGCTTTTGCTGTGTTGGTAATTGTGTATGGCTCGCGAAAAATTTGCGTACAATTTTTTAATCTACGTACTTTTTTACGAGTTTCAGTTCCAACTGCCGCGCCCTCAGCGTATTGACCCGGACCTCCTCCAACCATAAAATAATCAGCATCAGCAAAAGTAATTTCGCCAAAACCATTAGTTCCGCTATGTGTTTGATAGCCGTAATATGAAGTTGCAACAGCATTATCATAAAACTGTCCAGCACTTGCTACGTATTCTAAGGTTAAAGTTGAGTCTGTATTAAAACCAATTACATCTGTACCGCCAGCAATTGCTTCTGTATTGTAAGCGTTTAAACTTGTGTGAACATGAGCGCCAACAAACTGAACTGCTTTATGGTTTGTTGTTGCACAATTAACATCGTCTCCAATTGCAATACATATTAAATGGGTTATATCAGTTGCAAAAGCCGCTGAACCAGTAAAAGTTCCTTTGTAAATACCGCCAACTTCAAAAAGCTCTACGTCTGCTTGTTTTTTAAAGTTTATAATTACATTTTCGCCATTAACGCCACTTGTTGCTGTGTCAGATAATAAAGTTGTTGCAGAATTTGCGCCAGCAGATTCTCCAGCCATATCTATTTTAACTGATTTTTTAATCATATACTCGTCTTCCATCCATTCAAAAATAGGAACGGGAGTCACCATTGACTTCATTCCGAACAGAGAGAAGATTGGAGTAACATTTGGGTTGTAATAATGGATTTTTGACCCGAGTTCTAAGACTTGACGTTGTGTCGCGTCCGTAAACTGCATCGATGTTCCAGTACCGTAAGATGTTGTAGACATGTGTCTACCTCCTTTTTATGTTACATAAATGCTACAGCCCAAATAAAAAAAGACTATAACACTTTTATGTGTTTGTATTATTATGTGCCATAATCCCTTTCCAAAAATCGTCAACTGCTTTTTCCTCTGGTTCAATTGCGCTTGGCGCACTACCACTTACAGCGGCGGCGCTATTTTGCTTGTTTTTCACTTTTGGAGCAGTCTCAACGTTTGTTGGTTGAGGACTATTGCCTTTCTGTGATAAAGTTTTCCATATCTGAACCAAGTTCTCCTCAGAAACATTATTAGGGTCTTGCATAAACTGACGGTATTCAACTATATCAGTATCGTTTAACCCCATGCTCTGTAGTTTTTCGGTTTCTGCGTCAAATGCTTTTGACTCGCTAAGTTGTGACTTTAGCTTTTCAACCTCTTGCATGGCTTGGACAGCTCCTTGACGAATAAGCCATTCATCTTGAGCTTTTCTCCATTGTTCGGAGCTAGAATTATCAATACTTTCATCGAGAACATCATAATCGTCTGGCTTAGGTGGCGGTGCGTTTAAATCCTGTTGTTTTTCTTGAACTGACTCTGTCAGTTTTTGAACTACATCCGGATTAGACGACAAAAATCCATCTAATTGCTCTAGCTTTTTAAACTTATCTTTTTGAGAACTCCATTCATTTTTTTCTTTGTCTGATTTAGATTGAAGTTGTTTGTAGGCTTCGGCAAGTTTTTGTTGACCTTCTGAGTTATTTTTAAACTTATTCTCAATTAACCATTGTTCAACTTGTAATTCAGCTTTTGGCTTTTCTTTATCGTTCTTCTCATCAGATTGTGTTTCTTGAGGCTCCTTAGTTACTTCGACAGGCTGTGTTTCTGGTTCAACCTTTTCTTCTACTTCGGATAAAGAGCCTGCATTAAATGCTTCTAATTCATTTAACAGGTTATCTTCGCTCATTAGCTCATTCTGGTTTTTCTGGTCTTCGTTTGTCATACGATGCTCCTTTTAAGTTATCCGCTTGCTTGCGGAGCTTGTGGTTCTGAGTTAATCGTTTTTTGTACCATAGACAATTGCTCACCGACCGAGCGAGTTTTGTCTCTTTGTCGCGCTGTTTCTAGCTTTGCGTTAGATTTAATGTTGCTTATTGCCTCAGAAACAGGCTTAGTAGCTTCACTAACTTCTGCACGCATATTCGCATGAAATACTTCGCGCTCTCTGGTTTGTAAATCTCCAGACATCTGTTTAAGCTGTTCTTGAGCTTGTTGCAATTGAGCTTGTAAGTTTGATATTTCGCCCATTCTTTGCATTAATGATGCCTTGTCTATATTGCCTTTCATATTCATAATTACTTGAGTTTTATCATAAATACCAGCGTTTAATAAAGTTAAGTCTTTTTGAAGTTCTGCCATAGGAGATTTAGACCTAGTAGAACCTACAACTACTCTTACGTCAAATTGAGAAGTTGTCATGTCATATAATTTTTTTACTGCACCCGTTTTATCATCAATAACAGGAATGTTTAAATTTACTTCATTTTCATCTCCAACAGGACTAACTATTCGTAACGTTCTTTGTTGGTCGTAAATAGTAGGCATCCATTCGGTAACTACTTTAGCAGTTCGAGTAAGCATATCATAAATAGGGAGTATTTTCCAATTTTGTTTACGACTAGAAGACTCGTCCATAATTTGAGCCTCTCCTACTGTTCCCGGTGCGCCTTGAGCGTTTCCTTGTAAAAACTTATAAGCACCAAAAACAGTTTCTATGTCAACTTCGTATCGTCCTTTTTCAGTATAAAGTTGAGAGGAAACCGCTGGTGGGGCAAATTCTTTTATTTTACCCGAAGCTAAGGCTCCGGGATTAGCTCTTATAATTGCATTAGGCACATGCCATTTCTGTATTTCGCTAGCATCAATAGCTCCGTCTTCATATAACAGCTTGAAATTAGTAGTTGCGTTAGTATGGGATATAATTAACGCCTCAGTTCTGTTAAGCATACGTTGAGGTGTTTTAGCATGGCGAACATCTCCACTTGGAAATGGATTACCAGCATGTTCATTACACGCAACCGCAATTGGGTATTCAGAAATAGGAAGAATTTCATCGTATAGAATTTTGTCCCCAACAACAAAAACTTCTCGTATTTTAGTTTGGTATGTTAATTGCTCTGTTATAATTCCAGATTCTAAAAAATCTTCATATTGTTCATCTTTAATTAATTCTAAATACTCTTCTTTGTTGTATAATTGATTTTTTCCTGTTTGAGTATCTAATATTAAAGCATGCGGTATATTAACTTTAGTAAAATAACAATATTTGCGAACACGTTCTTGATGGTCGAAAGACATACTTCCGCGCGTTTCAACATGGTCTCTTGAATATTTCCCAGATTCCATTTCATTTCTTTGTTCATCGCTTTTTGAATCTTCTATTTCCTTAGCGTGTTGAGGAAAAATAATTTTTAAATGTTCTTTAGTATGTATGTCCGAGTATATAATTGCGCTAGCATCAGAAAAATCTGGCATGCTAGAATTTGGGTCTACAAAAATTGATTCTGGTGGCATGCGTTTTACTTTTATAGTTCCTAATCCACTATCCCCTTTGTAATCTGGATAGATGTACATATAAGCCAATCCTTTTACAATAAAATCTTTGCAAGTCTGTCTAAAATGTACGTCCGCGTCAGACTCATACCATATTTTATCTAGCAATTGGTCAAAGACAAACGCCGCATCATTGTCGGTTTTACCGACGGCGTGGACATCCCACTCGGGAGCAGATGCGGCGATATTTGCCAGAACTTGCTCAACCGATGGACGTATCTTGTTATTTGATTCGGGGGGTTGTCCCACGCTGAGCAAATAATTTTTTTGCGCTTTTGTTAGCTGAGAACCTAAATAAAATTCATGGTCCTCCGCCATTTGATAGCGGTATTCGCTAGAAGAGCTTTCAAAATGCAAATAATTTGCACGAACCTCTTCTGCGGAAATTTGTTTGGTATCTAACTTACGTAAGTTTAGCATTTTAACTATAGTAATGTTACAAAAATGTTACACTATCCTCAAAATTTTTTGTTTAATAAAATTAAAGTGCTTATTGGAGCCAAAATTATGTCAGAAGTTTTGTTGTCTCCTCCCTTTACCATTTGAGCTAAGTCATTTGCATATAAATATTTAACTGCTTTTTTTAATTTATCTACTCTAAACATTAACGTAAACTTTACGTCCCCTTCAATAGTAAACACATGAATCCACCATTTTGCTTCTGTTGTAGAAATGCCACTTGGTTTTTTACGAGAACGTATTTCAATAGCCATATTTCCCGTATCAGCCCAAATATCTCTTTCTGTTTTTACTTCAATTCTTCCATCGCCTTCAAAAAGATTCTTTATTTTTTCTTCGTATATTTGACCGAAGTCTAAATCAATATCAAAATTTCCCATTAAGCTTCAATAAATTCTGCAACATTAAACATTTGTCCTGTTTCCCAATCTACGCTAGCAATAGGAGACGGTGGCAACCATTCGCCTTTTTCGTTTTGTTCTACGTCTGGCGCCCACACATCGTCAATTGCCCATCTTAATGCGTCCAAAGTATCTTTTTTAAATGTACCGTGTTCTTTAAAATTTAAAAGTTCAGTTTCTAGCTCATCGTGTTCTTCTTTTAAAAATACAGAATGTGAGGCAAAATGAGGTTGCATTTGTTTAATTCTGTAATACTTAGCCTTAATTGCCTTTCTAGTATTAATATTATAAAAACGCCCGCTTTCTTTTGAGTGTCTACGGACATAATCTGCTAGCATAACATGCCCCGTTTCTTCAATCTTAATATCTTTCGGGTGGTAAATATCTGCTAGCTCAAATATTTTATCTGCGCCGTCCATTGGAGCAACTTGACCTCTAAAATAATCCATAACGTAAATATTATATTCTTTATCAACCGCAATTACCATAATAACTGTATAATCAGCTTTTACGTTTTCACTTGATGCGGGGTCAACCCCTATAAACATATTTACAGGAACTTTTTCACGCCTGCCTTCATCGGTGCGCATAACAAAACTTTGATTGTCTTCATAAATATAACGTCCTTCCCAATAACGCATGTCTTTTTCTTTAAAAATTCTAAAACTATCATCAGCAGGAATGTTTTGATATTCTTGATAAAAATAAGCGATGTCACCTTCTGACTTTAAACGTTCTTTTTCTGCCATTAACCAAGAATAAGGTCTTCTGTCTTCCCAAAGCACTTTAACGTTACCTTTTTTATCTAAAAACTCATTTCCTTCGGTACCAAACTTTCCTTTTTCTAATTTTTGAGGAACGGCTTGAAAAAACAACGACCTCCAACCCTTGACTTTGTAATTTCCGTTTTTATCGTACGCTAAAGGACCTGCAATCCTGTTTAAGTAAGCGTCTGTATCTACAATTGTGCCAATAAATACTAGCTTTGCGTCCCCAGAACCCGGGATTACCGCCGCGTTAAGCCATCTGCGAAATTTATCACGAGCTGTAGGGGTGGTGCTGTTAGATTCACCTTCTCCATCGTCAATTATTGTCAGTGTAGGGCGATAAGCTCCGTATTTTAATCCACGCACTTTTTGACCTGTACCACGAATTAAACATTTACACATAATGCTAGGTCTGCCGCTGTTATCAAGCGCGCCAATAACCTCTTTTTCTTCCTTTCCCCAAATTGGACCCTTTCGGTCTCCAAAAAAATATTTGATTTTGGGGTTGAACTCTATTTCGTTTCCAATGGCTTCTAAATTATACTTAGACTGCATTTCAGATTCCGAAATCAGTAGTAAAAATTTTTCTTCTCCAAACAATATGCGATGAAGTGGATAGATTAGATTAATAAAAGTAGATTTTGCGTGGTCTCTTGGCGCCACTACGGCAAGTTTATTCCCGCTGTCCATATCTATTAAGGTTTTAGCAATTTCCCTATGAAAATCGGGCGATTTAGAGCGAACATGAAAATGCATCGCGTTATTTTTATCTCCAAATAATATTTCAGCAAAAGTAAAAATATCTAAATACATAGCTTTAAGCATTTCTGTTTTATTTTGAATTTGTTTTTTTTTAGCTTTTGCCATGTTCTCCCATAAAGCTTTCTAAAAATTTTAATTGAGATTCGTAAATATCTAATTCTTCTAAAAGACTTAAAATAAATTTTGCAACAACTCCGTTTATAAGATAAGGAACGTTATCAATATGCACAATACCTTTTTCATTAACATCAATCTCGTTACTAGCTTTTTTAGAATTACTTTTGTATTTTTTTGTTTCTATTATTTTCTGAGACATACGTAGTTTCTGCTATTGTTTTTCGTACCGATGCTAATTTTTTTATATCGCCATCAGATAAAGCAAACACCCCTTCAATTTGTTCTTCTTTCTTTTCTTTAGCTAAATGACCTAACATATCACTTACTCGATTTAAAGCATTTAATTTAGTTGCTGGTGGAATGTCGCCGTCTATCATATTTCTATACTTTTCAGCTACCCAATCGTCATCCATTCCCATACTGCTTAATTTGTCTCTCATATTCATGGATATATATTCCTTAATATGTTTTCGTTTTAAAACCATCATACCTCGACGCAAAGATTGTTCTGGGTTATTGTCGCTGTAAATAGATTGGTAAGCAAAAATAACAGAATCTGCTTTCCACATTCCATTGTCGTCCATTTCTCCGTTCATAAATAAATTATCTACAAACGCGCGCTGTTTTGCGGTTGGTCTTACATCTTTTACTAAATCTTTACCAAAATAATATTTATCTCTGTCGTAATCGGGTTGTTTAAAAGCAGATATGTTGTTTTTGTGGGTCCCTGTATCGCCATAACCAGTTTTAATAAAAACGTATTTCTTTTTTACGTTACTAGGGTTTACAGAACGACGACCTAAGCATTGTAATACTTTTTCGTCTCTAGTAAATATCCAATCGCCTTTTTCTGCGTCGCGCCAATTGTCAATAGGAATTATATTTAATTTTAAGGCTTCATCTAAAGTGTATTCATCAAATTTTTTGCCACGACATTTTTTATGCACGGTTTTTTCTAGCGCGCAATCTTTTAATAGGTTTTGCAGTTTTAGCTGATTTTATAAAATTGCTTTTTGTTGGTGCGCCTTCTGAGCCTATTTTTCTCATTTTTTCACCGCTACCCGCTTTAATTCGTTTGCGTTTAGCATGGATATTGGCATACAATCCTCTTTTCTTTTTTTTTAGCATTATTTGCCTACTTTTTTTATTGCTAATTTATGAGATTCTGTAAAAGTTTTGCCTTTTTTTATAGAGCTAACCATAGAATTTAAATGTTCTGAAGTGTGATGTTTTGAGTGTTCTTTCATAGCATTTGCTTGCCTAGTAGTTACCCCAGACATTGAAACGCCTTTAATTGTTTTTGGTTTTCTTGACTTTAGTCTATCACGTTTTGAAACATAAACTTTTTTTTCTATTGGCATAACAATCTCTTTATTTTTTTTTCTTTTTATATGTTTTTGGTTTTGTTGTTTTTGGAGGTCTTCCAACTTTTTTTCCGTAAGTCCCAGTTCCTCTAGGCATTTTAATCTCCTTTTTTCTTTTTATTATTATTTGCAAATTTTCTCGCTGACTCAACAGAACCAAACCCCCATTTTTTTAAAGCCAATGCTTTTCGAGTAGGTCTTCCTTTTGAATCTTTCATAGGTCCTTTCATTCCAGCAAATCTAGCGGCGAATGAAATTCGTCTTGGATTTTTACCGCTTGGAACAGGAGCTTTTAATGTTCCGCCAGTTTCGGCTTTATAACTAGCTCTTCCTTTAGCGTTTAAACCGCCTTCGGGATTTTTTCCTTCTGAGCGAGTCCATGCGGCGGATTTAAGTTTTCTTTTTGCGTGTTTTGTTTTTGCTTTACTCATATACTAAAAGGGAACCTTATCTTCTTTTTCTTCTACCTTGAAAGAAATATACTCTTTACCG